AAAGTCAGGATGCCCGTCCTGCCCATCTGTTTTCTCCCACAACTCTACGAACTCGCAGTACAAATCTTGCTGTAAGACTGCCTCTTCGTAGTCACCCTGCCCTGCTATCCCGAATGCAAACAGGACTAGCACTATCCCTATTATCAGCACCGCATACGCGTCCGTTGATAAATCCCTCATAAATATCCCTCACTTTACTATTGTTGCGCAACTTATTTAAAGCCGCTTCCTCGATTTGTCTTACACGCTGACGGCTGATGCCAAGCTCTGCGGCTATCTCAGCGTAGGTCATCTTTTCTACAAATTTGCTGTCCACGCTACCCCCGTAAAGTCCGCTTATACAAAGTTAATCTCTAGTAAGCCCTAATATGGGTCGCTTGAGTAGTGGTACTAAGTGCCACGCTACCCCCAAAGGCCGCTTATGCGACATCGGTGTATGGCGCTTGCCACAAAAAACAATGCTCAATACTGAGCGAAAACCAATCCGCGACACAGTTGTCATCGCTAATTGCCTTTTTAGGAAACCAAGCCTCGCTTGCGTTACCAGCAAGTAAAACTGCCTTTGCAGTCTCACGCGCCACCTTGACAGTGGTTTCGCCTTGGTAGCTATGTGTGATTGTGATTACTTCCATGTCTTTCTCCCTTCGTTAATAGCTGTTTGCCAGCCGATGAGAGAAGTATTGACCAACTAATTAACGTTCGCAAGCACTTTTTTATCTTTTTTTGATAATTAATGAGGGAGAGTTTCGTTGCCTTGTTAGGCGAGGGCAGATTAATTACCCGTAGTGGCGGGCAATCTCTGCTATGAAGTGGTCTTGGCTAGGCTTGCGACACAGTAGCTTGAGATACTCTTCCTCGCTTACGCCTCTTTCTCTGCCTAATCGCTCAAATAGCTTTTGGATTCTGTCAGTAACGACGATGTGGTGCCGCTCTGCAAAATACTGCCGTTGGCTTTCTACACACATAACAACCTCCATAGTTGCCCCGTCATTATATCACAGGGGCAATCAGTTATACGAAATCATCACGTAATTTGGATTTTGCTCTTTGCGTTTGATCTCTTCTCGGTAATGCTTGGCTATCTCATTTCGCACCGCCTGCGTCATTTTTAGTTTGCCGCGCATTTTCTCTGTTAACAGTTCTAAATGACCTGCGCCCAGCTCTGTCTCCAACCAGCCTGCAAAGGCTACTGGGTTCTCAGTGAAGAAACGATGATGGTAGTGGCACAAGGTGACTGCGTTGTCCATCGAGCATCTTCCGATCTTGCTTCTACGACCATATATGTGGGCGCACTCAAGCGCCTGATCCGTGCCGCAGACAAGGCAAGCCCCATCTCTGAGCCTGACTGCCTTACTGAAAGCTATATCAGCGTTTGTCCGTTTTATTGCCATAATAGGTCTCTATAGTGTGTTTCCTTTCCCTTAAAATTGCTAATTCGGTGTTGCCGCAATCACAGGACCAGCCTTCTAGCTTCCCGCCCTCTCGTGTGAATTGAGGAGTCATTTCTTTATAGCACTCAGTGCATTTCACGATTGACCCCCAACTCTTCAATCGGCGTAATGAGCGCAGATAACCAACTGGTAGTGAACGTTTCGATATCGACATCAATTGTGATCCCCTCAGGGCAAGCCACGTCAATGTAAATGTCCGTCATCTCGTCATTTTTCATGTTTGTCGTTGCGCCGATAACTGCATCTACCCTGCAAACCACTTGCCCGCCGTCGGGTAGCGGCATTGCCATAATAGGTATTTTTTCGCTCACCTTAAAGCCTCGATACCAATCTTGAATCTGCTGTGTTCGCCGTAGTTCTTATCCAGTATGACACAGGACATCGACCTGGCGGACCCGTAGCCAGAGGCTGAATGGTAAGCATCTGGCGGACACAACACCCCGAACGATTCTAAGTGCAAGCCGCCCATCTCTGTGACAGTGCGGTGATGAATGTGACCGTGGTAGAGGTATCTGTGTTTAGTCCTACCCCATTGCTCAGAATAGTCTCGCGTGACCGCTTCATAGAGCGCCTGCGTTTTAATCCTGTCGCCGTGGTGCATGACAACGAGAGTCTCGCCCCACTCGAAATGTGTCCACTTAGAGAAGTTGTCGAATACCTTGACGCGTGGCTCGCTTGCAAAGTACAGCCGCATCATCTCGTTGAGCCACAAGCTGGCATCGGGGTCATGGTTGCCCCTTACGTTGATAAGCCACACCTCTTTATGCGTCTCAAGCATACGAGTGATTAAGACTCGGAACAGGTTGCCGACTACTCTGATGACACGGCCTAATCTACCGTCAACATCGACAGGCGTACCCTTAGCTGTTTTGTTGTCGCTTGAATTGGCGTGCAGAAAGTCACCCAGGTTGATTAGTGCGCCGACCTCCGAGTCCCCCGCCGCCGATACCAGTTTGTCGACCGCCTTAATCAGCACGTCCTGCGCTATGTTTACGTCCCAATCATCACCGCCTGTCTCAGGCGACCAGCAGAGCGCGTTCAGATGATGATCACCGATAAGGTAAGCTGACAACCTATCTGAGTTTTTCGCCGCCTGTGGCGCTTGTATGGGCTTGTAGAGGCCATCTATCTCTTCAAGAAACCCAGCCTTAAATGCCTTAAGCGCCGCCTCAAGCATTGCCTCTTTGTCTGCAATGGATTTAACCCATTGACCGACTGGCTTGCCTTCATCATTGTAGTAAGTAGATACGCCGCGAACCTTAAAGGTGTCGGGTACGGTATGGCGCATATCGTGCTGTGGCGAGTAGCCCTGTATTTCAGCTCTGCCTTGCACCGTCTTCACCACGTCTCGAACGCTCCACTTAGAGCAATCAAGCTCTTTGGCTATGGTGGTGTAACCCATGCCAAGTTGGTGCATTTCTATGATTCTGCGCTGTCGATCTGTAGTGCAATACTCTAATAAGCTCATCATCTCCCCCGAGATAGATGTTAACTGCGCCTCCCGAAAGGCACATCAATTGAGTATTTTTCGACTAGTAGTCTACTCAAGACCTCGTAAATTTCGTTGACCTCTAAGGTGGTTATTTTCCTTGTAGACTCAACGCCTGTTACAGCCTTTTGTATTGGTCGCCACATATAGTCTTTTATCAGATACATTGTGGGGTCTATCGATACACCCTCTTTAACGACCGTCTTCATATCCATACCGTGCGCTGTCATGACCTTAGCGACCTCTCGGCAGTATGCGTGGATTGCGTCGTTCTGCTTCCCCGTCCGAGTTAAAGGTATGATTTCGTAAATGTGACCCTTGTCCTGATTGGCGCGGACATACTCACAAAACTGCTCTGCCTTAAATTTATTGTTGACCAGCCAGCGCTCACTCATGACGTGACTCTCTCGCCGCTAAACGTCACATATTGCCCAAACTGAGCTAGGCAGTGCTGTCTGAATCGTTCGCTTTGCATGAAGTCGTGAGTCAAATCGTCCAACTGCGTCCATTGCTTTAGGCCGATTTTAGCACTGTTAGCGTTTGCTTGCGCCACAAAGGGCGACATACCGCCTTTCTGGTTTGCGCGTGAAAGCCAAGAGTTGCAGAACCTCGGCATACCTCGAACGGTTTTGCGCTTAGGCTCGTTAGACTCAAGCCATACGGCCATTACGTTAAGCTCTGAAAAAACGTCAACGTCAGGATAAGCGTGTTGCCACGCCATTAATTGCTCGTCCGTAGGTTGCCAGTCGGTGCCATCCTTACAAATCATGTTAACCACCTCGCATCTTTTTGATCGAATAAAAACATCGGCTCAATATCGTCGGGTAATGGCATTCGACCTTTTGGAGTGCCGCCACAATATTTGAGTGTTTTTTCTAGGTCAGAATACGCTCCGCCGCCATGAACTTTCAGGTATCCCACCCGTCGGTTATGACTGAAAATGAAAAGAAATGGCTTTTCAGTTTCTTGTGCAAGAGCGCAACCCTCAATATACTTTTGAACATTAAGACCTAGAAACAAGCCTGCGTCGTAGTTCTTCACCTCAGCCCATCCGACGACATCTTTACCCTTTAGCAACACGGCATCTATCCTGTATTTAGCGCCGTTGCCGAGTTTTTTCCATTCAATGTCGCGCATATTACAAAAATAATCGAGCAAGCGTGCTTCTTTCTTCAAGTCATCTTCTGTCTCTCTAATCGCAGACACTTTTTTGTTCTTGTTCATTGCCCTTCTCCTTTTTTAGACAATAGGGATCATTAGAGGCGGTTGTTGCCCTATACAGGTACCCTAGCTAGTCCATTCAGTTCTACAGTATCAGTGCAGACTCATTTACGGCTCTGCCAAACCGCGCCCTTACTACCTGGCAACATAACCACTGTTTATCCCCGCCTCTAAAGGTTCGAGAACTGATTCGGCTTTTGTGAGCGACTGCACCTGAGACAGCACTATTTAACTAGGCTCGACTAGGCGTGATTAAAAAGAGGATAGGCGATAGGTATACAGACAGCTAGATTGCTGTATAATTTCCCTATCCTCAATGCACGCAAGCTAAGGATGCCACGAGCGTAACCCTTCCGCAAGTGGTCTAGCCCCGT